GCCAAGGGTGTGATCGACGAGGCATCCAGCGGACAGCTGGTTGACCTGTTCATCACCGCCATCGGAGCGGTGATCAGCATCTCGTCCACGCTGTGGATGATCCGCGAGAAACGGAGGGCACTATGAGAAACTGGATCGCAATACTGATGCTGGGCTGCGCGGTGGTCACCGCACCGGTCACGATGACAGGATGCAAAACCCCGCCGCAGGTTACAGCCTACAACTCGATGCGTGGTGTGGCTGTCACGGTGGACAACGCCATGCGTGCGTATGCTGACCTCGTCGTCTCGGGGCAGGTGTCCGATGGTGATCAGGCGCGTGTCAAACGCGCCTATGAGGCGTACCAGCGTTCCATGGTGGTCGCCATCACGGCAGCCCGACTCGATTACTCCTCCCCCGCGCCGGAGGATCTCAAACTCATCGCCAGCGAACTCATCGACATGATTGGAGGACTGCTATGACGTGGGAAATAATTATCCCCTTGATCGCGAAATACGGACTGCCGTGGGTGTTGGATCTGATCAAAATCATCCGCGACCATCCGGCCCCAACTCAGGAAGCCTGGGCGGAGCTGGTAAAGCTCTCTCAAAAACCATACGACTCCTACATCACGGAGGCGAAAAACCAGTAAAGGAATCCAATGGCAGCATTTTCAGACTATCTCGAAAACAAGGTGTTGAATCACGTATTCACGAACACCGCATACACCCCGGCAACCAACCTCTACGTTGCGCTGTTCACCTCCCAGCCGAATGATGCTCTCACGGTTGGATCTGAGGTGACCGGCAACAATTACAGCCGACAGCCGGTGTCCTTCACCACCTCGGTGTCAGGAACCACCTCAAACACCGCCAACGTCACGTTCAGCGCGTCGGGCGGCAACTGGGGGACGGTGGGATGGTTCGCGGTGTTCGACGCCTCCAGTGCCGGCAACATGCTCGCCCACGGGGCACTCACATCCAGCAAGGTAGTCAATGACGGCGACACCTTGCAGTTCGCTACCGGCGACATCGATATCACTCTCGACTAGGCATGAAATCGCTTCGCGCACTTTGCCTCGCGCTCCTCTGCGGGTGCGCGGTAGCAGCACCGAAAACCTCGGTCACGCTGGGCTGGGATGCACCCAACCCTTCCGACATGGTCGAGGTCTACCGACTATACATCAGCACTGAGTTCAACCCAGGCGCTGATTGGTCCCTGTTCTACGCGGACACGACGTCGTCCTATTACCCCGATCCCACCGGCAAGGGGACGGTGTGGTTGATGACGCATGAGATCAAGGCGGGCGTGACGCAGGTCACCATACCGGTGACGTGGTCATGGTCGTCCCCTGTGTTTTTCTCGCTGACCGCATCCAACAGGGTCGGTGAGTCGGAGATGAGCAACGTCGCCTGGTTGCCCGCGCTCCCCGTGAAGCAGGTGCTCAAGGTTGAGGAGGTCAAATAATGGCTGAGATGCTGATTAAAATGGTGGACGCAACCAACCCCGATCCGGTGGTGGATCAGCGTGGGTGCTACAAAGCCGGGATGCCGGTGGTGGTCGCGGAGGACGGGCACCAGTGGGGAGGCCGCGAAGGGTTGCCCTCGTTCGGCGTGTTCAGGTTCCCCGAGATGACAAAGGCCGACCTCGATCAGTTTACGGCACCGCAGATGGTGCAGGATGGATTTGAGGAGGACGGGGTCACGCCCAAATACGACACCGTCCGCCCCCGCCGTTACCAGTTTGATTTGCCGAGCTTCCCCGCGCCAACGCTCGCAAAACTACAGTCCACCGGCGAGATCGTCGTCGCGGACACCGATGGCGACATCACCTACTACGACATCGCCAACCTCATGACCGACCACGATGCCGTCTAGCCATGGCAACCATCCTCCGCACCATCGCACCCACCGGCGGGGATTACACGTCCCTTGCCGCTTGGGAGGCCGGTGAACAGACCGACCTTGTTACGGCTGGGGATACTCATGTCGTCGAGATCCAAGGGGACTGGAGCGGTGGACCTGACACGACTGCGGTTGTCGTAAACGGTTGGACCACCAGCTCCACCAACGACATCACAATCCGCACTGATGCCGCAAACAAGGCCAGCGCCAAATGGGACGCGAGCAAATACGTGCTCAACGTCCCCGACTCGAGTACCGCTGGAATTGCAATCTACTCCGCGCATCTGCGTCTGGTGGGGGTTCAGGTGTTGCTGGAATCTACCACATCCAGCACGCAATATGGGGTGCGGACTCTCACAGGAGCAGGGCATGTGTTTGAGGCTGACGGGTGCTACTTTCGCGGCACCGTAAACGGTGGGACGGGGGCAATCGTCGGGATCGGAAGCAACAACTCAAATGCTTTCAACCTGATCTCGACACGGTGCATCTACAAGGACTGCACCAACGGAGTAACGTTCAGTTACGCGATTGACTTCACCAAGACCCCCTACACCGGAAATCATGTCGCGTACTCAAACACCATCTACGGTTGCGTGTTTGGCATTCGCTCAAACACTGCTGGGGCCTCACTGATCAAAAACAACCTCATTGCGGCTGGAACGTCAGGGTCAGGGGTTTACGACTTCCACGACACATTTGCAACGGGGTCCGACTACAACGCAACCACTTCAACCGACACGGTTGGGACGGGGTCCAACAACATCTCTAGTGCAACGGTCGTTTTCCGTGATGCCGCCAATCATGACCTCCACATCACCAATGGCTCCACTTCTATCATCGACGCAGGGACCGACCTTTCCGCAGACGCGACGTGGCCATTGGAGTCAGTTGACATAGATGGAGAGTCTAGGGGGACATGGGACATTGGGGCTGATGAATGGTCGCCGCTGGAAGTGGTCAGCATAGTGGCACCGAGCGGTGGGGACTACACCTCCCTGTCTGCATGGGAGTCTGGGGAGCAAGCCGACTTGGTGACCGCCGATGAGAAGCACGTTGCGGAGATCCAAGGGGATTGGAGTGGTGGACCTGACACGGTTGGTGTGACCATTTCAGGATGGACGATGGACTCCGACCACCGTGTGACTATCCGCACTGACTCTGCGAACAGGGCTGGAGCCAAATGGGACGCGGCGCGATACGTGCTCCAGAGCGCAGGAGCGCAGTGCATTAACATTGGCTCAGGCAACTGGGTCAACCTTGACGGGTTGCAGGTTCGGAACACCCGAAACGCGACATTCACGCGGACGATTTATCTCAACCAGGGAACGGGCAGGGAAGTCAACATCTCCAACTGTTTTGTGGTCGGGGAATACGCTCAGGCCGGCAACGTCCTAGTCTACAACAACTTCATAAACGGGGGCGATCAGGTTACAAAGGTCTGGAATACCATCGTCACATACCTCGATCTCCAGAGCTCCAACGGTCAAGGGGTTTACTGCCAGACAGCGAGTGGTTGGTATTACAACTGTCTAGCCTACAACACCGACGACGGATTCAAACGAAACGGTGGAGCGTCATACGTCAAAAACTGTATCGCCGCGAACAATCCAAACTCTGGCTTTTACAACTGGCTCACCGGAAGCGACTATAACACCAGCTCCGACGCAACGGCTCCGGGTGCAAACTCCCAAACCAACGTCACACCGATTTTTATCGACCCCGCGAATCTGGACTTCCGCCTCTCCCCTTACGACGCGATCGCGCAGGGCAATGGGACCAGCCTATACGCTGAAGGGATCACCACCGACATCGAGGGCACGTCTCGCGGGACCGCTAGTGCGACCACTTTTGATATTGGGGCGCACCACCAGACTCAAACCACTCGCACGATCAAGCCGAGCGGGGGTGACTATACATCGCTCTCCGCATGGGAAGCAGGGGAGCAGCAGGATCTTGTCGCCAACAACAAAAGCGCAACCGCTGAAATAAGCGGCGATTGGAGTGGTGGGCCCGACACGACTAACCTTTCAGTTGACGGCTGGACCGTTGACTCCATACACACCATTACCATACGCACTGACGCTGCCAATCGTGCCAGCGCCACATGGGATGCGACCAAATACCGACTTGAAAACACGACGTCATCCACCACTTCATTTTTTATGATTAAGGTGCCCTTCACTCACATTGTAGGGCTTCAGGTGTTTTTCAATCGGAGCAATGGTTCCGACCGGACAATCTACGTTCTACTTGGAGCGGACAATGTAAGTATTGATGGTTGCTTTGTGAGGGGATCTGGCGAGTCTCTCGTTTACGATCACAGTGGTTGTGTGCGTGTCATTAACAGTGTTCTAAGTGCCACCAATTCAGCCCGAGCCATCTACTGGAACTGCTGGGCTGGTGCAAGCAAAGTTGGACTCGCTTACAACTGCACCGCTTACAATCCTAGCGCATCTTCCAGTCCGCTTTTTCAACGCTACGGCAACACTACCGTCACGGTCAAAAACGTCACCGCGACTGGAGGCAGTCTAAGTTTCAGCGGCGTTTTCAATGCTGCCTCCGACTATAACACCAGCTCCGACGCAACCGCAGTGGGGGCTAACAGTCAGACCGGCGTCACCCCGGCGTTTGTGGATGCTGCGGGGCTGGACTTCCATTTGGCCTCCGGTGACACGATTGCGCGTGGCAACGGGACCGACCTTTCCTCCGATGCGACTTATCCATTCAGTGACGACATCGACGGTGACACCCGCTCCGCGTGGGACATCGGCGCGGATGAGTATCAGGCACCGGTCGGTGGGACGACGCACAACGCGGCTGGCACCTCGGACGCATTCGCTGGTGCATCAGCATCGGCGACCAAGGTGTCCAGTGCTGTCGGACTTGGTCTGGCTACAGGCTCGATGACCGGAGCCGCCAGCAGGGTGCTGCCAGCCTCAGCGACGGCACTGTGCATCGCCGGTGCATCAGCGTCCGGCGTTGCTGTTCGCAACGCATCCGCATCGGTGTCTGGTGTCGCCGCTGCTACCGGCACTGTGGCTGGACTCATCTCCCTGGCTGGATCGCTCAGTGCGAGCGCAGCGGTGCAGGGCGTCATGCGGACAGTCCGGGCTGCGACCGTCGCGCTCAATGCTGCTGCGTCAATGCAGGGCGTCATGCGGACAGTGCGGGCTGCGAGTGCCGCTCTCGCCGCTCAGGCGGTATGCAGTGCAACTGGGTTCACCGCAATCACCGGCATCGGTGTGGTCTATGCCAGGGCAACGATGACCGGCAACGCGTCATCGTCTCTCGACGGCAAATCGTTCGGCATTGTGATCCCGATGGGTGAGTCCACCATCGCTGCGGAATCGTCCCTTCGCGCCAGCCGTCAAACGTCGCAACTGTCCGCATCAGCTAGCGGTTCATTGTTTGCATCCTCCTAGCGGTCATGATCGTGCGCGAGGGTCATGGCAAGCGTACGCATCAAACAGCACGACACTGCGGTTCAGTTCACGGACACGCTGGAGATTGATGGATCTCCCGTGGACCTGACCAATTGCACCGTCAGGTTTCTCATGAAGGGCAGGACGGCGTTTTCAGGCTTTGCCAGCGTGACGTCAGCAGCGGGGGGCACCGTCAGTTACAAACCGACATCCGGCTTTCCAACCCGCCCAGGCTCATACCAACAGGAGTGGGAGGTGACATTCCCCGACCTCACCAAACTGACCTTCCCGAGCATCGGCTACAACGCGGTCACAATCATCGCAGACCTCAACGGCCAATAACATGAGTGACGCTGAACGCAAGGATTTTGAGGAGCGGTTGAAAATGCAACGCTACGCGCTTTGGGTGACCATGATATCTCTGGCGAGCACGCTTTTGTTCGGTGTGAGAGCGTGGGCTTCACTACCGGAACGCGTTCAAAAACTGGAGGCGAAACAGGACAAGATCGCCGATGACCTGAGCAGCATTCGCGCTGCGCTGGCACGCATAGAGGGGGCGCTGGGGAAATGAAAACCACTGACTACAGCGAGGTGCTCAAGTCCGCAGCCGAATACGCCGGTCGCGTATTCAGCGACTCCAGCGGCAACGTCATCCTGTCCGTGGAGGAGTCCAACAGTTTGCGGGTCTACATGCGCCGTGCGCTGGTCAAGGCTTGGGACGCTGCCATTTGGCCTGAGCTGCGGGTGATCTCCAAACGCACCTTCGCGGAGGAGTGGAGCGGTGACACCACATACGACCAGGGAGACATCGTTTTCTACCCAGCGACCAAGCGATACTACGTTGCCATCAACTCTGCTCCGGCCAACCTGCCGCCTGAGACGTTCGGCGACACGGTGTCGGAGACGAGCCTCTCCAACCGATACTGGGCCTACGTCCAAACGAGCTACGATGCGGAGCAGTGGGATTTCAACGGCACCTATTTCGGCGGGGAGATCGTCGAAGATCCGAATGATCACGCCGCATACGTTTGCCGAGGGACGGTAACACTCAACGCGCTCCCGTCCACAGACGAGGCGCACTGGTTCCTGCTGCCGGAGTTCGACCGCTACGTCGAATACGATCAGGCGTGGGAGGCCCAGCAGATTGGGGATGTCTATGGAATCTACGAGGCTGACCCCCGCCGGACAACGCGATCCAAGCCCATCCGGTGGGAGAGCGATGAGCGCGGCATCCTGATTCGCGACGAACTGCCGTGGGTGTGGGTTGAGTTTCGCCTGCCGGTGCAGGACATGACATCCGACCCCGCAACGATTCCTGCTCGGTTCAGCGAATTCGCAGCCCTCTACGCCGCCGGAATGCTGCTGCGCGTGGATGGCAAAGTGGAGCTGGGCAACCAGTATCTAGCCATGGCCGAGGAGGCACTGGACGCAGAGACCTACAAGGTGCTGAGGAACGAGGGGCAGGTGCGCCCCGTGAATGTCGAAGCATATGGTTGAGCCTGTTGCATTAGTGGACGGCGACAGGGGATACATTGGAGTCAACAACAGGTTGGACCCAGGCATCCTCCCGCAGGGCTACGTCTCCGATGCGATCAACCGGAGGTTCGACCGAGGCACTATCAAAACCCGTTTTGGTTGTGTCCGCCCTGAGTGGGGCGGACTGCCGCAGGTTGGCAGCTTCATGGTGGATGTGGATCAGGGTGCGACCGACGTTAAGCCGGACACCTTCCGCCAGCCCCTCCGGCTTGCCAGCATCACCGCAGATGGCTTGCAGCCTGGAACGCTTGTCCTCACAGCCAACAACGAATTCATCGACGTCAGCAGCACCTCCATCACCGCCGACGATACGTCTATCACGGTGGACTCGGCTGGTGTCTACAACGTCAGCAAAGCCGCATACAAAAACATCTACGGAACGCAGGGCTTTGTCGTCACCGGCTTCGCCAACCCGCTGGGCGAGATCGTGGGCACCGGAGTGTTTGCCGACCCAGGGACCGGCGGCAGTGTTTTGCTCTGTGCCGTAAACTCCCCGAGGGAGGATGGCGGCAACGGCAGGGTGTATGCGCTCCAGTCCGGTGTGGCACCCGCAGAGGTGCCCATGAACGGGCACGACTTTGACGGCACGGTGCGGTTCATTCAGGCGTTTGACGGTGTCGTGATGCTGCGGCACGGCAACGCCGTTTACTATTTCGGCGGAGACAAAATCCAATCCGATTCCATCACGCTGGGTGCCGATCTCCCATTCACCACCGGCACGCGGGTGCAGGTTACATCGGTGGATGATTGGCCTTTGTTCGCGTCGATATTCCCGACCTCCTACTACTACGTGCGCGTGAGCGGCAGGAGCGTCACGCTTCATGAGACGGCGGTCGATGCTGTTGCCGGTGTCAACATGATCCCGTTGTCCCCGATGCCAGCGAGTTACCGCTACAAACTGACCCGAGTGGACAGCGTCTCCAGCGTGGACAACGCCGACCGCAACAACGGTGTGCCGCTGATCATGCAGGGCGAGCAGGACGGGACTGAGCCGCTTGATGCAGGCTTTGTATCGGTGCCATCCAACCTCACGTTGACCGGCATCGCCAGCAATGTGTTTGAGGTCCGGCAGCACCGGTTCATGACCGGCGATGCGGTGAAGTTTTCGGAGATCGCTGGATTCACTGGCGTCACCGACGGGGCGACATACTACGCGAGGGTGCTGGGGCAAAACTCCTTCACGCTCTACCCCACGCAGGTGGATGCGTTGGCTGGGACGACCAGCCCGATCTCCATTACCGTCACTGGCTCTATCGGGGCGGTGGTTCGCAAAACCGCCGCCAGTGGATCTCCCATGCCTCCTGCGCGTGAGGGGGTGTATTTTGGAAGCCGGTTGTTTTTGATTTACGGGCGCGACCTGCTTGCGGTGTCAGACATATTGGACCCGCTACATTACTCGCCGTTTTCGAGCGAGTATCTGCTGAACTCAGGCACCGACGACAAGGTGGTTGCGCTTGTCCCTTTCAACGAGACGACGCTGATTGTGTTCAAGGAACGGAGCGTCCTCGCCCTGGCGAATGTCTACGGAGACCTCAGCCAGATGCGCCTCACCGAGATCACCCGCGAATACGGGTGCGTCTCCCCGCTTTCCATTGCCAGCACCGGCAGCGATGTGGTGTGGCTCAGTCAGCGCGGTGTGGTGAGCCTGCAACAGACCGAGTCCGGTGTGACGCAGAGTGTTGTGCTGCCGTTGTCCGACGACATTCAGGGCTACATCGACGAGATCGACTACGCCGGTGCCGCCTCGGCCTGCGGGGCCTATTTCGGCAACCGGTATTTCCTGACGGTCACGCTGCTGGATGGCAGCAGATCGACACTGGTCTACAGCTTCCTCAACAAGGCGTGGGAGGGTCGCTGGTCCGGTGACTATCTGGCACCGGTTGAGTTTCGCCAGTTTCGCTCATGGCAGGACAACATACTGTGCTGGGCAGACCGGTCTGGCTACGTTCACCACTTCAGCAACACCAGCATCGACCGGCTCAACAGCGGGGAGACCGCACACATTCAGACCGACGTCACCACACGCGGATACACGTTCGGACTGCCCATCCACAAACAGTTCAACCGTGTGGACATGGAGGTGGAGACGTGGATGCCGAGCTACTCGGTGGAAGCCCTGCTCGACGGTCCATACGAGGTCACGAATCTGGTCACCAACCAGACAAGGGATCGCTCCAGATATTTCAGCTACGGGCGCGGGAGGTATCTGACCGACAACTCACGGGACGATTGGAACGAGCCATACCGGCAGGACTACAGCACGCCGGTGGGCTTTGTGTGCGGAACCAAGGGCGTGAGACCCAAGGTCCGGCAGCGTTATCTCCACCGCCTGCGGCTCAACCGCAGGCACGGCAACTATGTTCAGGTTCGGGTGACGACCAGTCAGGGCGACGTGGACATCAAGTCAATGGCATTTGACGGTCTGGACTGGAGGACCGCAGGCGGCAAGGACAATTAATATGGCACTTTACGTAACAGTGGTGAGGGGCGCGAACGCGACCGACAACACCGTCATCGACGCAGATTTCCTCAACCAGCTCGGTCAGCCGGTGGTGAACATTCAGGGCACCATCGACGGCAGTGGTGCGGTGTCGGTATCGCCGGGGACTATCGGCGCAACGGAGCTGGAGGACTCGGTCAGCCAGTCCACCGGCGTCACCAATCCAAAGCTCGCCTACATGCCTGCCGGAACGGTGAAGGGCAACAGCAGCGCCGTCAGCGCCACTCCGCAGGATCTGGATGCCGCAGCACTCAGGACCATCCTCGATGTTGCGGCTGACAACGTCTCCCTAGCCCAGAGCGGCGGGGTCATCAGCGTGAAGGACGGCGGGGTTTCCGCTGACAAGCTGGCGACCTACTCCGTCAAGCCCAACAAGATTGACGCACGCTATTACGGAGACGGGACCGGTTCCGCTGAGGCGTCGGTGACGGCGAACAGCGCAACCCTTTACTGCACCAACGCAGCTACGTTCAAGATCACGCCATCGGGGAGTTGCACCTATGTGGTTGATATCCCGCAGTTCGCGCTCGGTCAGACGTTCCTCGCTCATGTGACCGCTCCAGGGGGGTCTGTTGGCGTATCGTTCACGGTGCCTGGTGGGCAGTTCATCAAGTGGAAGGGTGGAGTGAATCCATCGCTGCCATCCACCGCAGGGCAGTCAGTCATTTTCACGTTCATCCGTTTCGGGACGACGGTCTACGCAACCAGCATCGGTGATTTCCCCGCATGAGGAACAACTCCGCAACCATGGGTGTGGTGGGTGGTGATCGCACCGTGATCGTTGGGTCTCCGGTATCCGAAGGCGGCGGCGGGGGTGGAACGCTTCCTGTCGGCGGGCAGTTCGCTGAACCCCAGCCGCAGTATGCGTCTCAGTTGATCGCTCAACCGATCCTCCAGCCTGAGCTGGCGACCCAGCGATGGACCTACAGCCCATCCGGTGTGCTGGCTTTGAATTACTACGACCTCGATGCCCTCGGTGGATCAGCACCAAACGACGTGCCATCAATCGACTCCTGCATGGAGACCAGCACCAGTGGTATCTGGACCAAGGATTTCCATGCCGCAGGATACTACCATAAGCACACCACGTCGCAGCCGGTGACGACCGGTTGGTGGAGGGACACCAACGCCCACTGGATGTGGATCATGATTCGCGGGGTTGTCTACGACGAAAACGGCAACAGTGCATCAAACGTGGTCGAGAGGACGTATCGCTTCATCCACTCATCGAGCACCCCTTTTGTTTACCCATGATCGAAAAGGTCGCCGCCTACATTCGCAGCAAACTGCCGGAACAGTTCCGCAACTGGACCGAGGAGGCGTTGGAGGACTACATCGTTTTTCACGCCCAGCAGCGCACGATGGTGGTGTGCTGCGATCTGGCGGGAAACATCATCGGTGTGCTGGTTGCGTGGGGGCAGGATGAGGATGGGCATGTCCCGTTTCGATGGCAGGCACACAAGCCGGACGGGGAGCACTGGTGGTGGGATCAGGTCGCTGCGGAGAGCAGCGTCATCCTGATGGGTATGTTCGCGGAGTATGTGGAGCGTCACCCGAAATCAGTGACGCGCCCTGGACTGTGGATGAGGCATGGCAGGACAAAGTCATTCCGGCCCATGCACCTGATGGAAACATTCAAACGAGGAGAGGCAATCTATGGGTAGCACCAATGTGGCGGCACCGCCGCCGAGAGACTACGGGCAGGAGACGCGGGACACGTTGCAGGCGCAGATTGATCTGGCACCGCAACTCTACGCGGCGGAGTCGAAGTATGCGCCGAAATATCAAAACCTTCAGCTGGCGCTGATGGAGCAGGCGGCACCCCGCCTGATGAACGTATACTCCAACAGCATTTTCCCCAAACTCCAGTCCCTTGAGCAGGGTGCCCTCCGCAGCCAGAGGGAGGCGGACATCAGCGCGGTGCAGGATCTGGGACCGCAGGCGCAGGCTGCGATCCGCGCATCGAATCCGCAGCAGGCGGCTCTGGTGGATAGCATGACCCGCAGCGCACAGGCTGGAGTTGATGCGGGCAGTGCCCTGACACCTGATCAGGCCCGCCAGATGCAGCAGGCATCAAGGGCTGCGTATGCCGCCCGCGGACTCTCCAACTCGCCATCCGGCGCGTTCGACGAGGTGCTCGCATCGTCCTTTGCCGGAGCGCAGGAGCAGGACCGGCGGAACGCGGCTGCGATGAATGCGTTCAACATGCAGCGGGCGGCTTACGGTGACCCGTTCCAGCAGATCCTTGGGAGGTCCAGCGGGACGTTTGCAGCCGCACCGGCATACGCATCGCAGGCACAGTCATTTAATCCTGGGCAACTGTTTAATCCCGAGTCCCAATACGCATCCGATCTCATCGGGAGCAACCAGCAGCAGATGATGGCTGCGAGGACCGCAACCGCCGCCAACAAGGCGGCGATCACCGGCGGAGCAATGTCGATGGTCGGCAACGCGCTGTGAGCAAAATCATCAACATCTATCGTGAGGCGGCGGGCAACAACGCGGATGCGCTGGTGTTCCTCGTTGCGTTCCACGCATACGCCCACATGGTCGATGATTTGATCGACGAGGAGTTTTCCCCCGAGCGGCTGATGGAGTGTCTGGCTCACGCGAATGCGATGTATTCGACTCCGTTTTGGCTGGCGAACTCGGCGAGGCTATCGGGGGTGGTGGACTGCATCGCCAACACCTTCGCGGACTCGGTTGCGTGGGAGGGCGAGCACGACTGGAAAGGCAGGGTGTCGGATGTGATCCGGCAATGCGGGAACGACATGGTCACTCAGGTCGCATCAATCGTTGGTGGGTGGAGGCACCAGCGTGCAGTCAGTTTGAGGCTGCGTGAGGCGGCATACCAAAACCAACACTGATATGGCTTACGACTACTTTTCAAAATACAGCGGGCAGCGGGTCGCGCCGTTGCCGCAGGGCTACATGGAGGCGGCTACAGCGCCAGGGCGATACCTCGCCAATGGTTTGGCCCAGCTGGGCGACGGCATCAAGTCGGCGGTGAAGGAGTATCAGACCGCCAAACAACAGCGCAGTCTGGCTGAGGGTGAGGCTGAGGGATACGCACTGGCTGATCCTGAGCGGTGGATGCAGATCCTCGGTGAAAAGGATTTTGAGAAGTGGAAGGGGCACAAGCTCAAAACGGATGACCTGCTCAAGTTCAACCACGCTTTCAAGTCATCTGTCGCCGGTGAGGTGCAGGCCGGTCAACTCAACCAGATGCGGCAGATGAACAACATCGCCAGTGTCGTCTCCAGCTATCAGACCCCGATGCAGGATGTGCAGGTTCCCGTTGCCGGTGGAACGCGTGAGATGACAGCGCAGGATGCCAATGCCGCCCTTTCCAGCTTCTACGAAAACGGGGGTGCCCCAGTCGGAATCAGCAACGAGGACCAGCAGAGGTTGGTTGACTACAACCGAGAGATGGCGAACTACGCCAACCAGCAGCTGCCGCAAGCCCAGCAGGCGGCTCAACAGCAGGTTGATGCTCAAAGGCAGACTGTATCAGACATGAGCCTTGGGGAGCTTGCCATGTGGGACGCTCAGGGCGCAGTCCAAAATGGTCGCCGCCGGTCAATGAACATGTTCCCGACAACGGGGCCGGTCATGCCGCAGGTGGAGTCACTGATCCAGCCCCAAGCGCCGCTCTCAATTCCGACTGCGCCCATGCTGACGCAGCAGATGCCGGACACGACTATGACGATGCAGATGCCGGTTCAAAACGACAGGGAGGCGTTCCTCCAACACCTGATCAAAAACAACATCACGTCCGCTCCGGCGATCCAGTCCGCCATGGGGATGAGGGACAGTATGCGAGGTCGGGAGATTGAGGACTTTGGCAATTTCTCGATCATCAGCGAGGGCGGGAAAATCGCGAACGTGGTTCAAAACACCGGCCAAAAACTGACTCCGTTGCAGGCGGGAGAGATTGAGAAGTTGACCTCGATTAACCAGGCGCGAAATGACATCGCAACGCTGAAGTCCAAAATGGCCGAGTTGGGTCCGATGGGGCCGATTGTCTCGTTTTTCCGAGAGATGAATCCGTGGGACAAGTCCTCGCGGGAATGGAACGCGGCAATCAACGCAGCTCTGCCGAATATCGCACGCGGGGTATTCGGTGAGGTCGGTGTCCTGACCGACACCGACATCGAGCGTTATAGGCAGACGCTGCCTCAGTTGAAAAACCCCAAGGACATGGCGGCTGTGCTGATCTCGGACATGGAGACGCGACTCAACAACATGGAAGCGGTCACCAAGGATGCGCTGCGGAGGTCGGGTCGAGACATCAGCGGATGGAGCAACGCTCCGGTCAGCCAGCAACAAGATCCCAACAACAGGGTCGTAACACTGTCGGAACTTCGCAACTTGAAATGATTACCGTCCAACTAACCAGAGGCCGATCGGTCTCATTCCCTGATGAGGCTTCTCCGCAGGAGATGCGTTCGTTTATCGAGCGTGAGTATCCAGTTGAGCCGGAGGACACCGAGGAGTTGATCCGCACCGACCCATCCTACGTGCCGACGCAGGATGAGTTTGCTGCGTGGGAATCATCCAAAAAGGAAAACGGTCTGGTTGGTTGGGCAAAGGAGTCGCTGGAAAACTTTGACGCAGGTGAGGTCGCATCGCGCCTGACCGACGTGGTCTCCCAGGGTGTTGGTGGTCTGTTCAGCGATCCGCTCAAGGCACCCGCAAGCGCCGTCGAGGGCATCGCGCAAGGCGGTGCCCAGCTCGATGGTCTGCTGTTGCAGTCGCAAAACCCGTCATCCCCGGCGTTCCGGTTCCGGTCATGGATCACGGGCAACGATACGGTCAAGGACCGCTACATGCAGTTCCTTGAGGCTCGGGAATACAACAAGTGGCTGGGTGAGTTGGATGAGGGTGCGAAAACAGTCCTGATCGACAAGGGGTATGTGAACCCCGAATTGACGCGGCTGGTGGGGACTGTTGCCGACCCATCTACCTTCGTGCCTTTCGCGCCGGTTGGAAAGCTGCTGGCGAAGGGGGCTGCGGTCGGGGTTGCGAAGCCGCTGGGTGCGGCAGGCAGGGTGGCAACAAAGGTTGGTGGTGCCGGAGAGCGTTTTGTGGACAACGCGCTCAAGACCGTCGGTGATGTTGTCGGTGTCGGAAACAAGGACGCGGTGAAAGCCGCAGCCCTTGGTGGCAGTATCGCGAACCAAGTGTCAGGCGGCGGCACCGGCACCGTCCGCAAACTCATCAACGCACCGACGCTGGTCAGGGCCGGTGGTCAGATCGCTGAGGCGGCAGCTGACCGGCTCAGGAACGCGCCCACGCGTGTTGGGCCGATGGAAGGTCTGGGTATGCTGCCCAATGCAACGCCGGTGGACAGGGCGCTTGGGTTCATCGGAACGCATGGTGGAGATGCTGCCATCGACATGGGCCTGCACGGTGCCGCTGACGCGGTTACTGGTGCTGCGGTGGGTGCTGGTCTAGGACTGTGGTCAGACCCCGACAACACGCTCAATGCTGCGTTTGAGGGGTCTCTGATGGGCGGTGCTGCCGGATCGCTGGTTCAGGGGGTTGGGCGCGTCACGGGGAGATCCGCGAAGGCTGCGAGAGCGAATGATCTCACCCGCTTCATTAACAGCGACGACAAAAACGCGGGAGCCGTGAAGGCGGTTTCCGAGGCGCATGGAGTTGATGCCGCTGCGACCTTCATGGACACGATCAATCTGGCGCGTGGTGTCCTGGGCGACATTGACGTGAACGTGCTGGACTCCACCGGCTGGGCAACGCGTGAGCTGCCCCGCGCACGGGGCATCTATGTGGACACCCGAGAGGGTGGTCAGATTTTCATCAACCAGGATATCCTGACTCGGGAAGGCGCGAAGGCGACCGACGCAGCGCAGACGCTTGGGCATGAGCTGTTCCACGCGCTGAAGGAGGTGGAGCAGCTTGCCCCGCAGGTCCAGGCACTGCGCGATGCGGTGATGGGCAAAACCATTCCAAACTCCTCCGGTGGGGTGGACATGGTCAGGGAGGGACTGGTGACCGGCGAGGTGCTCGAACGACTCTGGCAGCGGTATCGCGACATGGCTCCAGACGAAGCCAAGGCGGACATGGATCGCATGACCTCCGAGTCCGACCGGCGCGAATACATTTTCGATGAGGTTGGTGGTGAGTATCTCGGGCAGCTGCTGGCTGGGGGCAACCCAGACACGGTGTTGAGGGCGCACAACAGTTTGCGATCCAACATCGCTGACATGCTGATCAAACACCGCACCGATACCTTCCTCGGAAAGGCTGCGGGGTGGTTTGCACAACGCGGAATGCGGGATGTGGACAGCATCCTGTTTCACGGTGACATCCCGAAGGCGACTGCGCTGGCGAATGCGATGCTGCGGGATCTGGTGCGTGCGCGTGCGAAACTCGGCGAGCGGATTGTGCGGGACGGTGACGCCTCCCACACCGTTGTCCGCAAGGGGGATCTGGGCGAGGCCGGAGTTGGCGAACTCATGGAGGATATCGGGTTGGCAACCCGCGATCCAGCTTCCGGCAAATACAAGTGGAAGTCGGTTGGTGAGGTGGAGTCCAAATCCCGAGAGGAGGTATCCGCGCTCATGGAGATCCTCAGCCGGTATGCAGACCCGACCGAGGGCGGCATGGAGCCTGATGGCGATGCGGTTGCCGGGTCGAGGCTGTCTCCAAGCCAGTTGTCCGCCATCGAGGCGGACATGCGAATCAGCAACAAGCTGAAGGAGATGCTGAAGGCTATCAGCGCGAGCACCAAAGCGATGGAGGACGGCGATCCAAACGTGCTCCAGATGGTCTACGGTGCTGCGACCACACGCCGACGCAACAAGCTCACCGACCGGTTCAGGTCGGTCTACAGCTCCGGCGTCAAGGTGTCCACGCGCACCATTGTTCCGTTCGATCTGCGACTGGAGGCGGACACCAATGCGGGCAACCCATACGTGCGAGGGCTGGACCTGTCGAAGCTCAGGAACGACGCACGCGATGCCGCATCCAAGGGCGGGCTTGGACCATGGGGCCGGGACTACGGTGCGTTTGCTCGCGACATGAGCAGATACGTTGCGCTCATGGACAACCCCAGCACGCCGCCTGGAAGGGCGGCGGAGATATTCGGCGCAGACAACGCCGGTGTGCTGGCGAGGTGGTTGTCGGCGAAGGAAAAGGGCGGCAGCAAATACGTTCACTCGTTCCGGCTGGATCGCATGATCAAACTCGATCCAACCGGCGAACACCACCGCATGTCCACCGAGACGTGGAGGAGGGCTGAGGTGCGCTACCAGCCGGTGGGAGACAACCTGCGACGTGGCAGCGACGGCAGCACACTGGTAAAAGGCAGCAGGGGGTGGAGGCGATACCGCAAGGACGGGAAGCTCGCTGGGGTTCACTCAACTGAGTCAGGTGCCAGGATCGCGGCGGCAAAGGATCGTGATCGTGATAGTTTGAATATCAGTCGCGAGATCATAAAGCGCACGCTTGGCAGCAACGAGGAGTATGCGCGTGCGTTCAGCGACAGCGCCGTCAAGGCGGCGCTTGTTCGGGCAAACGGAAGCAAGGGCGTGAAGGGTTTGAAAACGGTTTTGCCTAACGGGAAAATCGTCCTCAACGAAACCGCAAAGCCCATTTCCGATGCCTACGGTGCCGCACGAAAACTGCCGGAGGGGACCAAGGTTGCCGTTCGCATAGACATTCCCACATTCAACCGCAGCCCCGAGAATGCGCGAGTCTACGCGCAGACCATTCACGTTCCGGGGAACACAGGTGAGGTTCCTGGACCCGTCCTTGGATATGACCGTGCGGTGCGCCTTAAAAACGTGCAGTTCAGTGTCAAACAGTCTACTGCCGAGAGAATAAAAAGTGGCGAGTTAAGCAAGTCACCCATCGCGACAGCCATTGGGGAATACCAGCACTCCAAGGACATACCGACTGACATTGAGATGTGGACTCCCGTCGGGATGGACCCCAAGGACCACTCCTACTTCTACGACAAGGCGACCGACGAGCCGGTGGTCTCCGCTGATGAAGCCTTTTCAGTTGGAAACACGGTGTTCGTCAAAAATCCAGTTTACGGAGACAGGTCTGACTACAGGTTCATGCCGGTGTCGGAAAGCGGGGAGGTCACACCTGACTCAGATGGATTCCACAGCGTCCTAGAGAAGGTGGTCATGGAAAAGGTTCCGCGCTTTGCATCGCGTGATCAAATCATGGCTGCGGTGAATCCTGCAAAGGGGTCCGGCGTGAAGCCGGACGAGTTAAAGTGGGTCGGTTTCGAGGACCGCATGGACAAGCTCAAGGAGCAGTATGGAAACAAAATCCCCAAGCAGGCGGTGATAGCTGCTACCAACGAGAGCTACAGGGTGCTGTCAATACAGGACGCTGGCGATCAGTACAAAGCGTATGTGCTCCAGGGGTATAACTACTACCGCGAGAGCGCACTGACCATTAACGATAGATACACAAGCAACCACTACAGGGGTGTGGATGGCTACGTGGCGCACATGCGGGTAACCGAACGCATCGACGGGAATGATGTCACCGGTTTGCTGATTGAGGAGATGCAGTCTGACCGACATCAGGAGGCGCGAAAACAGGGTGGATACGCTGAAGGAACATTTACTGAGGACGAGCTTAAAACCCTGGCCAATTACAACCTGAGAAAAGACAGGGTGGAACGGATTGAGCGATGGAATAAAAGGCTGTCCGAATCCATTCGACTGCGTGACCTTGCGGTTGCCCGCATCGAGAAAAAGACCGGAGAGCCTGCGTCCAGCTTGGAGTTGGATTCACAAAATAGAATGGTGGAAGGTGCTCAACGCTGGCTTGAATCATACACAAAGCAGCTAGCTGAATTTGGTGGACCACTTACGCCAGACGAAGCGCAAGCCCATGCCGAACTACTCAACAGGCATTCAAGGTCAAAAACAGGTGTGCCCGACGCCCCGTTCAGGTCATCAGCAGCATGGGGGCTGGCTTTGTTCAAACATGCGCTGCGTGATTCGATCCAGACTGGGGATGGGTGGATCGGGTGGACAGCCGGGGTGGAGCAGGTGAAACGCTGGAAAAACGCATTCCGACAAGCCGTCGATGAGATTAAATGGAGAGACGACGGGCACGCTCACCTCGTTGGTGCGAGAAAAGACGGCAATACCGTATTCCTGGACTTTTTCGACAAGGAAAGCGGCTTGTCGGCGAAGCAGTACGGCGACAAACAACAGGTCCACCTCTCCGATGTCGTCGGAAAGCAAATTGCGAACGAGATACTATCAGGAAAAGCAAACTCAAGCGGCAAAGGCGAGGCTTCGTGGGCTGGGGATCAGCTGACGATAGGTGGTGAGGGCTTCAAGGGATTTTACGACGAGATCCTTCCAAAGGAGATCGGGAAATACGTCAAGCAGTGGGGTGCGAAGGTCGAGCAGACAACACTGATGGACCCTGACAGCCCCGAGACTGCGGTGGGTAAAATATGGCGTGTCGATATCACTCCCCAAATGAGGGAGTCGATTACGCGGATGGGTCAGCCGCGTTTCATGCCAGCACCGGCTGACCTGAAGCCGGTTGCGGACTTCACGCCAAAGGTGAAGGCGGCGGATGTCACCGTCACCAAAATGGCGATCCCTGGTTACCAGGCCAAAATCAGGAAGCACACCAAAAAACTTGACGAGACCAAGCAACGCATCAAAACGCTCGAACGGAACCTCAAGCGTGCAAAAACCCAAAAGGGGCAGGATCGCATCAAGGCGGAGATCGAGGACGCAAACGACGTCATCGCCGACAAGCTCAAGGCGATTGATGAGGAGCGGCTGGGCATTAAAAACGCAGCCAGTCAGGTGAGTGTCACGCTCGGCAAGCGTGACAAAAAACATGAGTTTCCGAGCATTGCAAAAGCCGCCATCCTCGGCATGGGCGAAAAGGGTGAGCCAGACAGGGCGTTGGCATATCAACGGCTCGATGGTGCGCTTGCGAAGGTTGCCGATGACCCAGCACGGTTTGCTGATCCGAATGGCTACGCTGACTTTTTCAGGGAGGCCGGAGTCTACGGCAACATCATGTTGCCGCCGCCAATGCTGCGGACACTGGTGAATAGGCCAGGGGAATATGTGGATCTTGTCACTGGCGGCTACCACGGCAACCGCACGGTGCCTGGAACGCGAGAGGCTGCGTTCAGCGGATTGGACGGGGTGATGACAATGAGGGAAGCGATCCAGGCTGCGAGCGGATCATCCGCACCGGCGGCACCGCCGCCCATGATCGTCGCCCTCCATCACATGTGGGGAATCCTCAGCCGAATGCTGGCACCGCTGCATCAGGAGGCTGGATGGATGCGTCTGGCGTCTCAGCCGGAGGTGGTCAGGCAGTTGCAGGCATCCATCGACGGTCAATACGCACTGGACAGGGAGGGCTGGAAAGCGGTGGTCGCTGACGCATTCTACAGCACGGCACAGCCGGACAAACTGGGTAACTCGTCCAAATCCAACGCCAATTCATTCCACGATATGCTCGAGAAGTGGAACGGCAAATGGGATCGGGCTGCGAACATCTATGCGACCGACAATTCAAAAGATATGGGTCGGAGATTTTGGGCAATGGGTGCGGGTGCGGTTGGGATACGCAACAAGGTGCAGAGGTTTATTGGTCTCACATTCGGAATTCCGGCACTGATTATGGACCGGTGGAAATATGTTGAGTTTTTCTACCAGCAATACGGGATGAATCTGCGTGAGTTCGTCGCATACGATTCCAACGGTGTCCCCGCTGATATCACCGGACTGTATGGAGGCTACGGGAAAATTGAAGCCGACAACCCCCACATGAGCCTGGTGTTTTATGAGGGGATGGAGGCGGCGTTGAATGCCGTCATCAAAAACTCGCCGGAGCTGAGGGAACTGCTGACAGATCCCAAAACCGGTCGCCAGCACCACAACGCCGGTGGTCTGCACTGGCTGGGGTGGAACGCCATCAAAAATGAGGCGGTGGGGCACAGCAGTCTAAACATGACCTACGACCTCCTCAAAGGCGGGGACTGGTCCCCCGAGGCAGTGGTTGAACAGTTCAGCAAAAACGAATATTTTGTCGAAGGTCTGAACGGCTCGACAATTCAACGATTCACCCTACGAAAATGATATTCCCATGCGATAACACCGGTGATGTGGACGACTACGACGATGATCTGTCCATGGATGGGGCCGACCTCAGCAACAAAATGCTGCGGGGTCTTCCGCTGACACCCCGCGAAAAGGCGAGGTGGAAGGAGGCGGAAAAACAGTACATGGTCAAGTGGGTTCCTGACGACGTCCTCCGTAAATACGGACTGGTGAGAATGCCAGACGAAGACGACTAAAACAAAAACACCACCGGCATCCGGTGGTGCGTGCAGGCGGGCATTACCCACCCCATGGGGGTGGGCTTTTGCTACATGGGCAGGTGGTGAAAATACCGCTCGGCTATTCGCGCAGGCATGGAATTGTTGTAGTGCCTCATGATGACCGGCACCGAGTTGCCGAGGTGCAGGGCAACCTTGGGTGCGTCCTTCCAGATGGCGCACATCACGCTGGCTGCGGTGTGGCGAAGGACGTCGGTAGGCCATGATTTGAGGTGGAGGGCGCGGCGAGCGCACCGGCGCAGGAAGTTGCCCCGTGACCTGAATGAGGCACCCAGCTCTCCGCCGTTTTTAAAGGCCCACTGGAGCCATCGCACTGTGCTGGGGGACAACTCAATCACCCTGTGCCTCCTCGTCTTGCTGTAGGCCCCTTTAATCGTCAGCAGACCGTGCTCCAAGTCAATGTCCTCCGCCTGGATCTGGTCCGCCTCGAACGGGCGGACCCCCTCCATCCCGGCGAGGATGACCCACGGCAGGTGCCGGATCTCATGTTTTCGGGTGTAGACCAGCACCCGCGCCCATTGCATGGGGGTGAGGATGGTTGGGGCCTCGCTCACGGTCCTGATTTTAGGGAGGCGGCTGATTGGGTTGTTGGCGATCCAGCCCTCCGTCATCGCCGTGCTGAACACGGTGCTGATCCGGCCCCGAATGGTTCGCCCGCCGTCCTTCCCGCCGACAACCGACAGCCAGTTGGCGATCTCGGTGTGGGTGACCTCGGTGATCAGACGACCGTCGAACGCCCTCGCAAACCGGTCGAGGACCGGACGGTAGTTGCGGAGGTAATGATGGGCGCGTCCCTCGCTTTCCTTCGCCGCTATCGTCTCCCTGACGGCGTCGTTGATCGTAACCCCTCCCGTCACAGCCCCCCTCACCATACGACCGCTCTCATGGGCATCTAGGAGGCCGGAGAGGGTGATCCCGAGGCGCTGTGCCCTCTCATGGCATTCCACCAGCTCCAGCATGACGCGGGCTGGCAGCGATGCGGTCATGTCACCCTGATTCCTCCGGCGTTTTTCCTCGCGCCGGAGAGCGGCTTTGGCATCCGCCTCGGAGGTGAAGTTCCGCCGGATGCGCTTGCCTCGGTGCATCCCGAGGTCGAGCTGGTAGTAGGTGTGGGATTTGACGGTGATGGTGCGGATTTTCATCGGTTTGTTGTGACGTAATTATGACGCTTTAGGGGTCACAAAGTGTCACATAGTATGACAACTGCAATACAAAAAAGGTGAAAACGCTGAGGAAACTGCGGATTTGCTGGGATTCAATCCTGCCATGAACAACTCTGTTTGAGCTACCCTAGTGCCTCAAAAAGCCAATAAAAACGGGGTTTTCCCCGCGTTATGACGTTTTTTTGACGCGTGGTTTTCCGGCAAGTTTCGGCAGGCCGGACTCCTCCAGCAGGCCCACAAATTGTTTCCGCGCTGCCTCCTGCTCCTCCAAATACCCCTCCACCACCGACCGCATCGCAATCTCCAGACAGTCGGTGATGATGGTGGTTGTGGACTTCCCTGTCGCGGTGACGGCGACGTCGAACAGATCCACCAAATGGGCGGGCACCTGAAACGTCACCAGCTTCCGACTCTCACTTTTTTTGTTCATGCAAAAAACCATACCAGATATGGCCCAAGTGGCAATTTGTATTACGACAACCCCTACCACTAATGAGAAATGTATTGCACTCACGCCGTATGACCGTCATACAGACACGCATCATGACCGAGCGAAAACGAAAACTGGTTTGTGTGAGTTTTGATGCTCACCCAGGCGTCTATGAGCTGCTCCAGCGATACGTGGAGCTGGAGAATAAAACCATCACGAAGGCAATCGTGAACGCGATCAAATGGAAATACCTCAAACGATATGGAACCGAAACCATCCGAGCACAAATCGAGGGAAACTGACGAATGGCTCACCACCCGTGAGGTCGCTGACCTCCTCCGCATCTCGCCGGCTCAGGTGCGGCGTCTAGCGGGGAACGGATCACTGCCGTGCTACCAGATCGGGCCGAGAACATGGAGATACAACAGGAACAAAATTGATGAACTTTCGAGACACTGAGACAGCCATCACCACCCTCGGCGAAATCATTGCCGGTAGCGGGGTATTTGGCTGTAGCAACAGGAAACAGGGCGAGCTGCTCGCGGTCATAGCGATGCAGGAGGGAAAAACCCTCCACTGGCTCATGAGGACGTTCCACATCCTTCAGGGCAAGCCTTTGATGCGAGCGCACGCCATCCTTGCCAACTTTCGGAAAATGGGAGGCAGGCACAAATGGCTGGCGGACGGCGAGGACGGGAAGGCGGCGACCCTGCACCTCGTTGACCCCGACGGCAACGAGCTGACCTACACATTCACCGCCGAAATGGCGCAGGCTCAGGGGCTGGTCGGGAAGGGGGCGTGGAAAACCCAAATCGCGAACATGCTGCGGGCACGTTGCATCTCAAACGCCGTGCTCATGCTGGCACCGGAGATCCTGTGCGGCGATGCGCCCGACGGGGATGACGAGGTGGTGCCGGTGGAGACCGTGAAAATGGAGGTGACACCGGAGTCGCTGCTGCCAGAGCAGACACCGACCGCGGAGCCGGTGGTAGTGCGCGAGACGGTGCAGGACAGGGTCGCCTCGGAGTTCGACGACATCGTCAGCGAGTTCCTCCCATGGCTGCGCGGCAAAAACTGGGTGCCCGTGGATGGCACCATTGCCGACCTGTCCGACGCCCGCTGCGAGCGGGTGCTCAACAACGCAGAGAAAACGCGTGCGGCAGTCGCCAAATGGGTCGCCAGCCAGATCGCGCAGATGGAGGGAGGCGGCGATGGACGCTGAGATCCGGCCCAGCTCACTGCCAAAACTCAGCGCGTGCGCCCAATGGCGCAGCAACCGCAAATCCGGCAACGCAGCCGAGCGCGGCACTGACCTCCACAGTGCGATCCAGCACGCGATGGACGGTGATGAGAGCGATCTGGATATGCTGTCGCGGGATGACCGTGCGTCTGCCCAATACGGCATAGACTACCTCCGCACGGTCCTGCCGATGCAGGACCACCCACGCTTCAGCGAGTTGCCGGTGACGGTGACGGTGGAGGGGCATCCACCATTCCCAGGGACACTCGATCATGCGTGTGGAGAGCATGTGGTGGACATCAAGTCCGGCAAAACCTCGGAGTATGGTCTCCAGCTCGCAGCCTACGCCCTCGGCTACATGCAGCACACAAACAGGGACTCAGTCCACTGTCACGTCTGCTACATAGACCAGCAGCGGGTAGTCAGTTTTTGGGTCACCCGTGAGGAGGCTGAGTCGGCGATCAAGCCGGTACTCGACGCGGTCGCGGACGGCGGTGTGGCAACCCCATGCACCTACTGCAACTGGTGCGCCCGCCAGCTGACCTGCCCAGCCCTTCGCGGGCTGACCAGCGAGGCGGCGAAGGTCATCGACTTGGACGGATGGACACCTCCGGCGATGGAGGAGGATTTGGATGGCGTTGCGGCGGGCAAGGCGATTGCCGCCATCAAAGCCATCAAGATGTGGTGCGACGCCATGGAGGCGAAGGTGCGGGAGGCGATGGAGAACGGGTTGGACGTTGCTGGCTACAAGCTGGTCACGGGAACCCGCAGGGAGGTGCCGTCCGATCTCCTGCCCGCTGCCTGCTCGGCGCTCGGACTCACGGCTGGGGGATTCCTGAGCGCGTGCTCGGTGTCCCTCAGCAAACTACAGGCTGTGGTCAAACGCGAATACCAACTCAGCGAGTCTGAGGCGCGGAAAACCATGAACGAAAAACTCGGTCAGTTGTACCTCGAAAAACCAAACAAACAAATCAGGAAGGAAAAGTAATCATGTTCAAATCAACATACACAAGCGAAAGCCCAAGCCAGTTCGTTCAGTGCCCCGAGGGCATCCATTTAGCCCAAATCGTTTCGGTCACTGAGGGGGTGCAGCAGAGCGTGGGAATGAACCGCAAATACGTTGGCGAGAAGCTCGCGAAACTCCGCCTGTTGGTCGAGCACTCCGACGGCACCAAATCGAACGTGTTTCACGATTTGGTGCTCTCGAACGACCCCGACTGCAAAAAGCGGTGGGCGTCGTTTTGCCGGTGTTTTCATTACTGGGGACCAACACACCCTCCTGAACATGCGGACGTGGATTTGACCAGGCAGGGATTCCTCGGGTTGCGAGGCTACGTGCTGATCAAACACTCGCCGAAAAAGGAAGGCAGCGGCGTGTTTGTCAACGTCTACACGGACAAGGAACTGGAGCAGCGTCCCATCGTTCCCCGAGTCGTAGAACCCTCCCTCGACGACGACACCATTTAACCCAGCGCGAGCGGGGCGGGGTCCGACCCCCCGCCCCCTCCCTTCACACCATGCAAATCGCATTATTCATTTTACTCACTTTAGCCATGGTCGTTTTGGCCATTGGCGGAATCATTGGGAGGGACGACGATGGTTGTTGCAGTTGATCCCGGCGCATCCGGTGGAGTGGCGTGGATGGATCGCCATGGCATCATCAACGCCGTCAAAATGCCCGCAACGGACGGGGACATGACCGACCTGCTCAGGTCCATCAACGCGGAGACGCGTTCCACCCTCTGGATCGAGGAGATCCCGAAATACACCGGAGCCAATATCCCCTCGTCGAGCATGTTCGTGCTGGCGCGAAACTACGGATTCATTGAGGGGGCGGCTCAGGGCATGGGGATGCCGGTGCGACGGGTCAAGCCAGCCGATTGGCAAAAGCCATTGGGGCTGGGGACTGCGCGATCCTGCCGGTCGAAAACCGAGTGGAAAAACAAGCTCAAGGCGGAGGCGCAGCGGCGCAACCCCGCGCTGGGGGTCACGCTGGCAACGGCGGATGCGCTCCTGATTTTGGAGCACGCCATTGGAGGTCAGCGTGCATGAGGTCTACAACGCTGAGGAGGCGCGGCGACTGTTTGAACAGGGCAGGGAGTTGGAATACTGGGATCACCAGCAGGAGGTATGGGTGTTGAGCACGGTGCATACGACCGGCAACCCCGACAGCCTCAGCCCCGACCTAGTCTACCGAGAGAGGAGTCACAAGTATGCAGACCGTTTTATTGGACCGGATCTATAGGCACCGCGTGCATACGCACATGCGGGTGAGGCCGGTGATGTTTGTGGAGATGCGATCCTACAGCCTTGGGAAGTGGCTGGGGGTGCTCTACGAACGCCTGGACAAGGACGACCAGTTGCACGCGGTCAGGTCGCAGGATGAGTTCCTCGCGAAGTTTGAGGTCCAGGGTTGAGTGCGGAAAGGAACCAGGATGGAGAGTTTACGTGCTGCTCATGTGGGCTACCGGTGTTCGGCGGATGCGGATGCTACCATGGAGAATGGGAGTGCCTCTGCTGCGGTGAGTGGACGTATCCATTCTATTACGACTTCGAGGGGGGATGCCAGCAGTGCGGTTCAAGCAATGTGCGGCGAGCAGTCAGATCAGACTGAGGAAGGGCAGTGCGAGTGGTGCGGGCGGGTCGTTGTATTCGCCTCGGACCTAGCCCTGTGTGTGGAGTGTGGAGAGGCGTGGTGTCACCAGTGCGAACTCCACTACGACGAGTGTGAATGCTGCGGGCCTCATGGCTGCGCGAGAAAGGATGGCGATGGAGAATGAATCAATTTTGGAGGAGGCGATGCGGATCACCTCCGAGGACAGGAACAAACACTACGGTCACCCCCGTGACAATTTCGCGAACACGGCACTGGCGATGACCGCATATCTGCGGGCCTGCCGGAAATTGAGGGAGGGTGAGGAGATCACTCCGCGTGACCTCGGATGGTTGATGGTGCTGCTGAAAACCATGCGGGACGGCAACATGCCGAAACGCGACAACCTCGTTGACGCGGTGGGCTACCTGCGGTGTGTGGAGAGAGTGGAGGAGGAGGTGCGATGAAGGAATTAACCTTACGACAAGCCTGCGCCCTGATGAGCGAAGGAAGGTGGCGGGAGGTGCAGCGGGTTAGACGGCTCAATGGAGCCGTCAGCGCATACACCAACCCACTCAACGAATCGCATGTTCTGGGCTGGCTTGTGTCTGGAGACCCTAGCGGGCAGGTTACGCTCCGCCACAACCCGCCTCCACCAGAACCAAAGCGCGTTCCACTTGGGCCTGAAGACGTGCTGCATTCGACTGAGTTTAGAACTGTTCCGAATGCAAATGGGTGCCGCTACCCTCATGGTCCAGTGGCATATAACGGGGTTTATTTGGGTGGGGGCTTTGTAGCGTGGAACGCACTGATGGAAGAGTGGGAACGCACTGACGATAGCGGCAGGACATGGTTGCCGTGCTGGAAGGAGGTGCAGGAATGAGAATCATGATCATGGTTGAGACGGAGCATGGAAACTATTCGGCGTTCCGTGACACCGAACTGGGTGAGACCGAGCTGGGCGAGCTGGCGGATGGTCTGTTGCAAGCCGGTGCGGGAGTTGCAGGCGCTATGGGGTTTTGTCCATCGCAGCTCCATGCGATTTTCGAGTGCCAGCGTTGCGGGTTCAGCCCATGGGGGGAGCCTGAGAATCAAAAGGGGGATGTCGATGAATGACAACACCAAACGGTGCCCGACATGCAACGTGCCGATGCTGCATGAATACACCAAAAACAAGGGGACGGTGCGCGTAGAGACATGCCTGAACCCAGGCTGCGGGTACATCTACTTTGAGCCGGTAAAGCACCGGCGTAAGCGGTGATAAAAAGGAACAAAATGTACGACATTCCATACCATTTACTGGGACTCAACTACGACGACTATTTCCGCGATCTGCCGGAGGACATTCGTCAGTTTGCAAACACAAACACCGGCACATTCGGAGGAGGGCTGGTGCGAAATGTGTTTGCCAGACTAAACACCAATGACCCGCACTACAGGGGGCGAATCGAAATCTGCATTGGTCCGCACAAAATGCACGCGTGGGCAAGCGGTTGGATTGGTATGCTGAAGGACAATCAGCGCGAGTATTTCAAACTCTCCTGCTTCCCATACGTTGATCCCAACAACATGGACGCGGTCAGTCGCAAACTCGCGGGAGGCCGGTGATGCAGGCGCAGCGCAACGCGAAAAAAGGCGTGGCTCCAAACTGCCTGTGCGGGAATCAGTCCGTCGGGTGGAGGACCGGCGGCAACGTCTGCGCGAGATGCGCCGAGATCGAGTCCAAGCTGGCGACATGGAGCAGAGCCAACGTGATGGATCGCCGTGTTGACCCTTTAGAGGGCGTCAACACACGCGATATCGACAGGGCGTTCAACGCCTGGTGCAAGCGCCGTGGTCTGTCGTTTGAGGTTGGACACGGCTACGTGGTCATCCCCGTGGAGCTGGATCTGCTATGAACCTCGACGAACGAATCAGGCTGTTCCTGCGGCAGATGCCGGAGTCGGTCCAAGGGGACAATGGATCGCAAAAGCTGGCGCGGGCGGTGCGCTGCCTCGCGTGGGGCTGGGGTCTGGGCAGGGCAGACGGCATGGACTACCTGCGCGAGTGGAATGCATCCTGTTCGCCGCCATGGTCACAAAAGGAGCTGGATCACGCGTGGACACGCGTGGAGCACCAGCAACCCAACTGCAACGTGGGATACCTGCGGGGCGGCACACCTTTGGAGGGGGTGCCGTCGTCCCCGGCAGCAAAACCCGAAACTTGGAAGCTGACTGTCGCGGTGGATGACATTGACTGTCCGCCTGTTCCGCGCCCGATCCCTGACGGGGCGCGGAGGCTGATCCGTGCCCTGTTTCAGGAGGGGGAGTATGTGTCGCTTTCCCGTGAGGAGGCGGTGCTGGATGAGTTTGGAGAACCCGCGTGGACTGAGAGTGGAAAACTCAAAACCCGCTGCGGTCCATCACTCACCATGAGCAGGGAGTGGTGGCTGAACAATTTGGACAGGGTGGATGGCGACCCCAACCAAATCTACTCCGATGAGTATAGGAACGGAGCATACATCCGGCTCAACCCGATGCTGGAGGGAGGATCGAAGGACGCGGACGTCACCGCGTTCCGGCACACACTGGTTGAGTTCGACCGGCATTCCATCCCCGAGCAGTGGCGCATCCTGCACGGTGCGGGCCTGCCCATCGCCGCATTGATCCACAGCGGAGGCCGGAGTCTGCACGCGTGGGTGCGGGTGGATGCGAAGGACCGGCTGGAGTATGAGGAGCGTGTGGCGGAGCTGCACTCCGCACTCGCCGAGTATGGCATCGACACCGCCTGCAAAAACCCCAGCCGGTTGAGCCGGTTGCCGGGGATGATTCGCGGAGACAACCGGCAGGAGTTGCTGGCGCTGAACATTGGCGCGGCGTCATGGGACGCGTGGAAAACCGAGCTGGTGCTCGCAGGTAACTGCGAGACTTGGACCGTTGCCGACTTCACCTCCTATCAGGAGGAGGCAGACCCCGACACCCTGCTGGGCAACCGCTGGCTGACCAAGGGGGGATCGTGTCTGTGGTTTGGCCCCAGCGGTGCCGGTAAATCGACACTGTGTATGCAGGCTGCGGTGAGCTGGGCTGCGGGGCGGGACTTTTTCGGCATCCGCTGCGAGCGACCGCTGAAGTCGTTGGTGGTGCAGGCCGAAAACGACCTCGGCGATGAGGCGCAGATGTTCAAGGGGGTGATTCGCGGGCTGCGGCTGGAACGCGACACCTCATGGCATTCCAACCTAGTGGTAGTTCGCAACTGCACTCACACCGGCGACCAGTTCGTCGATTTCCTCGAACGCCTGCACGCCAAACACCGGCCCGACCTGATTTGGGTGGACCCGCTCTACGCTTATCTGGGTGGGGACGTGTCCGATCAGGGGCTGGTGTCACGGTTCCTGCGGAACCGGCTGAACGCGTTCCTACAGGCGTCTGGAGCGATCCTGTTCATGGTTCACCATATCTCCAAGCCCCCACGGGAAAAGACGCCCCAAAGGGCGTCTCTGGCGCAGTATGCGGCGGCTGGGAGCAGTGAGCTAAACAACTGGGCGAGGGCGGTGATTGCACTGGAGCCGGAGGAGGCTGAGGGGCAGTTTCAGCTGCGCCTGGTCAAGCGCGGGAAGCGGGCTGGAATGCTCAACCACTACCGCACACCATGCACCTCGCTGCCGGTCTCGCACAGTGACGACGGGCAGTATTGGAGGCGCACCGACGGTGACGCCCGCATCGACGCGTTCATGTCTCAGCACGCCGGTGCTCTGGCGACACCGGAGCGATGGATCGAGCATCTGCGGGAGTTTTTCCCGAAGGCGAACGAGCAGCAGGTGGACGGTGTGTTCCGAGCTGTTTTCCCCCTCATGATGGAGCAGGGAGGACTGCTCCGCTTCAAATAATTCGCAGCCGTTTCCTCGGCTCCCGCCGCAATGCCCTGCAACCCAAAAGGTTGCGGGGCTTTGTGTATGAGCGTAATACACCTTGCCTTGTATTACACCCGTGATACACTTTCCCCACAATGAACATTGAATCTCCCAAACAACTGATCAAACACGGAATCCACACCTACATCGCGATCCCCCTCCCCCGAGAGATCGTGGACCAACTACACGACGGGCTATTCGACCGCGTGGTCAACCAACACGGGGACGGCAAACTACTCGCGGAGGACAAGGGTGGAACTCAGTGGTGGGTCATGATCGTCGAAACAACCGAGGGAGCATGGGCAGTCTGGTACGACTACCATGAGAGCATGGGTATCTGCCTGAACGACGTCAGCATCGCCGCAAAAATTCAACGCTAGGATTTTATGAGAGTAAACAACAACACGAACATTGAAACGCTCCGCGAAATGATGGGGCCGGACTTCCTCACCGCTCATGCGGAGATCATGCTGGAGCTGCTCCAGCTTAACCAAACGCGGGACACCGACGATGTGTCCAACGCCGAATGGGACACGCTGACGACCATCAGCTTCCGCATCAACCGGATCAACGAGATCAACGCATGGCGCGAGGAGGCTGTCAAAGCCGCTACCACGCGTCAGCAGGTGGAGGCCATTGACCGCGAGGTGCTGCGCCTCCATGAGCGTCTGGAGGTGTCCCTATGAGCTTTGGTATCATCCGCCCGCGCTTGGGCTACACCAACACCCCCACCACCCTTGAGGAGTTTGTGGAGGCACTCAACCGGCACGACTGGTATTATCAGTTCGCCGACGATTTCGCGGTCTGGTCAGCCGGTAACACGCGCGACCAGATGCTGCTCAGGCTCGCCCGTGAGGGCGATGATCAATGGAAGGCGGCATATAACGCCGCCGCTGACCGGCACTACGCCAACCCGTCCTTCCCCAATTACACGACGCCGTTTCCTGACGTGACCGCTCAGGATTAATGTGGTCCAATTGTCGTATATGATTTACGGGGCCTTAGACACTATTTGTCCTACCGGCCCAACTAGACTACACACATGACAGTTACATTTGATCCACCCCAAAGCCCTGCGGACAAGCTGGTCGCCAGCTACCAAGCCGCCGTCCGCCGGATACGGCGGAAACTCGCCCTGCAAAAGCTGTATCCACGCCATGTCCTCACCTACCGCTGCGTGGGTGAGGACGTGATCGTCCTGACCGACGACCGGCAGGGCACAGTCGACATCCACACCCTAGACCGCAGGGACGTGGATACGCTAGCCACACTGGTGCCGGATGACCTCGTCTATCGGTGCCTAGAGGACCGCTACGAGGTCTGACACTCCATCACCGGAGCAACAGCCCCCTGCCAGTATATGCCTGCTGGCGGGGGTTTTTTGCATTCCAGGGGATCATACTGCTTGACAGTATGACGTGAGGGGTGATTAGTATCGGCAGAGCTATTTGGGATATCACTCACATCACTCACTAGTACTATTACATAGCATTTGGGACACCCCCTAAAGGGTGTCCCATAATAATGTACATCAGATAGTACATATCACTTGGGGGAGGCTGGAATGCAGGCTATCAGGAGGGAATGCTGGTCAGCAAGGATGCCAACAAGGGGAGAGCGGGACGTGCGGTTAAAGCGCCAAAGCTATCCAAGCCCAAGCACCCTGGCAAACAGGGCAAGGATACCCCGAAATCAACTCAGGTGGGTGAGATGATCGCCGGAGCCGCCTACGCCCTCATAGCGGGGCCGGAGGATGGAGAGGATGCGATTGTCAGCCTCTCGCCATCAAACGCGCTACAGGCCCTGCGGAGCGCACACAGCAGGGCAATAGCGAAACTGGCTACCGAGCTGCCGGATGATCCAGAGGAGCAGGCAAGGCAGATTGGAGAGCATTGGAGGGTAGCTAGCTGGTTCCTGACCAGAAGGTTAGCGATAGAGGCAGTGGAGATGCAGACTACGAAACTACCCGTAGCTGCTGCGATCTCTACCGAGAAGCACCTCCTCGTATCGAACCAACCGACCGCCATTACTGCGTCACTTAACGTATCTACGACCGCCGATGACCTCATGAAACGGATCACCGGAGCGCAGCATACAGACAGATGAGCACGTCAAACGCGTCAAACGAGGCCGGTGCCGGTGCGCCTGGACTAAAAAGGGGGGCGGGGGGGGTCGAGGAGTCGGTTGAAGGCGAAGCGGCGACGTGTTCACCCAGCAAAAAAAATTGTCCTCGTTGCCGGACCAGCTTCACCCCGATCCGCTCTGATCAAAAGTTTTGCAGTCCCACCTGCCGAGCCTGTTACTGGCGGGAGCAAAAACAGACTCCGCATCCGGTGGTGCCGTTGATACCGGAGGATCATCCTGATTTTGAGGTGCTGTTCGCGGAGCGGGAGCGGTGGGTGCGTGCGGAGCGGGCGGACCCCTACAATTTCGGATACACGCCTCCCCACTGGAAGCTGGCTGACGAGGTGCTGTCGCGGGATGGTTTGAGTGAGCTGATGATCAGCGGCGGTAACCGTGCGGGGAAAACGCACTGGGCTGCGCGGACCTGCACCAGGCTGTTGGTGTCGGCACCCAACCTGAACGTGTTGTGCTGTCACACCTCGCATTCGAGCAGCGTGACGGTGCAGCAACCGGCGATCTACAACTGGCTCCCCAATGAGCTGAAGGTGACGCGGAAGGGGCGGGTGGGATACCTGAACTACTCCCGCAAAAACGGATTTACCGACGGGAGCTTCATCCTGAGCAACGGGAGCCGGTGTGACTTCCTCAACTACACCCAATCGGATCAGGTGCTGGAAGGCAGGGAGATTGATTTGATCTGGTGTGATGAGCTGGTGCCGCAGAGCTGGGTGGAGACGCTCCGGTTCCGGCTGGTGACCCGCAGGGGCATCATGCTGGTGACGCAGACCCCGCTGGAGGGTGTGGCTGCGGTGTGGAGGGATTTCACTGCCGGTGGAGTGGTTGAGCAGTGGATGGACGCGCCCCTTTTAGGGGGGCGCGAGGCGATGCCTGGATGGCAAAAGGGGAAGGTGCCTCGGGTGATCAAGGGGAGGAGATCCGGTGTCTACACGGTGTTTTTCGCGACACAGGACAATCCATACAACCCCTACGACTCCATGATGCAAAAGCTGGAGACGGCTCCGATCCCCACGATCCTGACCCGTGCGTATGGCTGGGCTACGGAGCAGGCTGGGAGGGCGTTTCCGAGGTTTAATGCGACGGCGCATGTGATCCCTGACGACAAGGTGCCGGTGGGTGGAACGCTCTACCAGATCGTCGATCCAGCCGGTGCCCGAAACTATTTTTGCATCTGGGTCAGGGTCTACGAGGACGGCAGGGCGGTGGTGGTGCGGGAGTTTCCCGACCTCGGTGGATACGGCGAGTGGGTGCTGCCGGGGAACAAGCCGGATGGGAAGGCTGGACCGGCGCAGACCGCGTCAGCCGGTCGGAGCGTTGGCGGATACCGGCGGCTGTTTCGGGAGATCGAGATGGAGCTGCCTGGGCGACCGGCGGGGCTGGCTGAGGGGGAGCCGGAGCCGGTGATGGTGCGCTGGGTGGACCCCAATGCCGGTGGAACGCCTGCACTGAGTGATGAGGGAGGCACCACGCTGATCGACCTGTTTGCGATGGACGGTGAGACCGGAGAGGATCTGGCGGATGAGCCGATGGCGCTGACCCCGTCCCCGAAGCTGCCGGTGGATGCGCGGATCGGGGCGGTGAATGATCTGCTCGCCTACAATTCGATGGAGCCGATATCGCCGGTGAATCAGCCCCGGCTCTACATCGCCGAGGGCTGCGCCAACCTCGCCTATGTGCTTGCTGAGTATACTGGGCTGGATGGCTTGAAGGGGGCCGGTAAAGATCCCGCGGATTGCATCGGCATGTTTGCCGTGTCGCCCTGCGAGCATGTTGGCAGGGGCGGAATGGAGATGATTGGAGGAGGAACCTACTGAGGTGGACACACCCATGACACGGGTTGTCCAGTTGACAAAGGAGTGAGCCATGAACATTGACGAACGACCGGACAACGAGGTGCTGCTGCGCCCGAGTGAGGCGATGAAATATGCAGGTGTGGGGAGGACCACATGGATGAAATTCCTCCAGTGCAAACTGATCCGACCGGTGACGGTCGGTTGCATCAACCACAAACGCTACAGACTCAGTGACGTCAAAGCGTTGATAAAGGAGTGTCAATGAAGGATCTCAACTGGATGGTGTCCACGCTCAACCGGAGCATGGAGCGCGAAAACCCCATGGGCTGGGCCAACGACGTGCGATTCACGCGCTGGGCCGGACAGAGCGGTGACGGGCGCAAGTGGCAGGCGAACCTGCCGGAGGGCAAGCGGGTGTTCCCCTACGACGGTGCCAGCGACACGCGCATCCCGCTGGTGGACGATGTCATCAACTCGATGGTGGACCTCTGCACCACCTCGTTTTGGAAGGGCGGGTTCAAGGTGAACCCAGCCGAGGTGGGTGACGTGGACAAGGCGCACGCCGCGCAACGGCTGATTGACCACCTGCTCAATGCCCAGCTCTACACCGAGCTGACGCGGGAGGTTGAGCTGCTCGCCCAGTATGCGTGGACGGCAGGCTGGTCTGCCATGCATGTGAGCTGGCAGCAGGAGATGAGCCTCCGGTATCAGGAGATCGCGCTGGAGCAGATCATGGAGCTGGGGCAGCAGGTGCCGGAGCTGGCGGATCTCCCGCAGATGATCCAAAACCCTGACGCAGCCGATCAGGTTGCCGAGCTGCTGATGCAGGTGATGCCTGGACTGAGGAAGCGCAGGGCTTTGAAAGCGGTGCGCGAGCTGCGTGAGCAGGGTGTCACCAAGGTGCCGGTGCCGAGTGTGCGCCGCAACTCGCCGAGTGTCGCCGCCCTGGTGCCGTGGTCCGAGATTATCATCCCGCCGGAGACAGTGGATCTGGAGCACGCCGAGGTGATCTACCGCCGGGAATACATGACCGAGGACCAGCTCCGTGCGAAGGCTGCGGTCGCCGGTTGGAACGAGGAGTGGGTGGAGGCTGCGATAGCCACAAAAGGCTCCAGCTCGGAGTTTGTCGGCAGGGTGCCCTATGTCGCCGAGGTCGGCATCACCGATGAGCTGGAACGCACCTTCATCGAGGTGATCTGGGCCTACCACAAGGAGGTGGATGAGGATGGTGTGCCAGGGGTTTACTGCACCGTGTTTTGCCCCGCCGCCATCGGCAAGGGCGGGACCGAGCTGTATGCCAAACAGGATCTGCTCGATTACGGGCACGGGTGCTACCCGTTCGTCCTCTACCGGCCCGAGTCCGTTCACCGGCGCGTTGTGGAGTCCCGTGGGGTGCCGCAGATCGCGTTTACATGGCAGCAGGAAGTGAAGATCCAGCGCGACTCCATCGCCGACTACACCAGCTTCTCAACCCTGCCGCCGCTGGAGGTGCCCAAATCGCGTGCAGGCAATCTGACCCTGCGACCGGCGGGGCAGCTGCCGGTGCTCAAGCGCGGAGAGGTCGGGTTCCTTGAGGTGCCGCAGCGGGAGCCGCGTGTCGCCTTTGAGTTGCAGACCACGGTGGAGCGGCAGGTGGATGAGTATTTCGGGCGGATGCGTCCAGACGGCGATCCAACCCGCGCCCAGCTCCGGCAACAACGGATCGTCAACAACTGGCTGCACACATGGTCGAATGTCTGCTGGCAGCTGGTCAACCTGTGCGCCCAATACTATTCGCCGGAGGAGATCCAGCGGATCACCGGCATGGTGGTGGAGTTTGATACGGACACGGTCAAGTTCGACATGTCTCTCAAATACGACGTGCGCGAGCTGCACACCGATTTCATCACGGCGAAACTGAAGGCAATCGCCGACTTCGTTCTCCCCGCCGACGCAGCCGGGGTGGTGGATCGCGCAAAGCTGGTCGGGCTGGCACTCCGCGCCATCGACCCCAACATGGCGGAGATGATCGTGCAGGACCAGGCCGGTGCGGCAACCAAGGTATACAACGAGCAGCGCGATACCGTCGCGCAGATGTATCTCGGCAACGAGGCGGTCTATCAGGACCGCGATCCGGCGGCGGCGATGCGGTTGCAGATGACGCAAAACATCGTGAGTCAAAACCCCAACTACCAGCAGGCGTTCCTCGCTGAGGGACGAGCAAAGGAACTGATGGAGAAGTATCTCCAGCACCTCCAATTCCAACTCCAGCAGCAGCAAAACGCGCAGATTGGAAGGATCGGCGTGGAGCCGATGGGAGGTGGGATGTGATCAACATGCAGCGGGTCAAGGACTGGAGCGAGGAGGATCTCCGCGAGCACCTCCAAAGCGTCAGGGACAGCCTGACCATGGACGCGATCCGGTTCATTGTGGACCGGCACATTGAGGAGGCGCGGCAGACGGCGGTGTTTTCGCCAAACGCAAGCGACGGGGAGCGGGCTTGGCAGTGCGGCTATGCTGCCGGAGTTGAGTCCACCATCGGCAACATCATGTCGTATGTGTCCCCAAGTGACCAAAGCGATTTGCAACAGTCGTAGGTCTATTCCATTGGCGGTCCCCATGTCGTAAGCAGGCATCACGCCCGAGAGGGCGGGATCACTTGCTTACGCATGGCTAAACGAAAAACGGACACAGTCACCGCTCAATCGACTGGGGAGAGTGCGCCCTCGCTGGGTGCGTCACAGACGTTCCACAACGGCATCACTGCCGGTGATCTGGACAACCTTTTAGCCCGAGGGCTGGGGGTTGCGGAACAAACCGAAACCGTATCCGAGGATGGCGGCGATGATACGCCGCCCGTCGCGGAACCCGTGTCTGAGTCGGAAACTCAGGAGACCAGTGCAGAGGTTGTCGAGACGCAGGATGATCCCGACGAGATCCTGGCACTGGGCGGGGAGGAAAAGGGGCAGGAGGATGAGGAGTCGTCCGCCGATGAGCCTGAGTGGTTCAAAAAGCGGATGGCGAAAATGACCCGCGCACGCCGTGAGGCGGAGGAGCGGGCAGTGCAGTTGGAGCGGGAGATTGAGGAACTGCGCGGTGAGCTGGTGTCGAGCACGCGGAAAACACCCGATGCCGATATTCCGTTCGCGCACATCCTGACCGAGGAGCAGCTGGAGGCCGAAAAGGCGAAGGCTGAGGAGGTTTTGGACTGGTGCGAGGACAATCGGGACGGGGTGGTCGTGGACGACAAGGAGTTCACTGCGGAGGACGTTGCCAACATCCGCCGGAATGCGCGGCAGGCTTTGCGAAGCGGGCTACCAGCCCGTGCGAAATACCTGCGCGAGGAAGGGCAGATGAAGGCACTGGTGGATGCCGCGTATCCATGGTGGAACGACCGGTCCAGTGGACCAGTCAATGCAGCGCAGGAGGTGCTGAAAATGTTCCCCGAGGCGAAGCGTCACCCAGCCTACAAGCTGCTGATCGGCGACATGCTTTACGGTCGCGCCATGCGCGAGCGGAAGATGGCTGAAGCAGCAGCAGGCAAAAAACCTCAGTCGATCCGACCGGCACCACCTCAGCCATCAGCACCAGCCGCCCGTCCGGCACCGGTGGACAAGTCTGCGGGACAACGCGCAGCCGCCCTAAAGCGGCTGTCGGAGACCGGCAGTCATGCCGACCTAGCAGCACTGTTGAGTATTTAGGAGGAGATTGAGCCATGAGTATGTTGTTGGAGCCAGGGCAGGAGATCGTGCGCGAGGAACTCGCGGACTACATTTCGTTGGTGGATGCGAAGTCCACCCCGTTCATTTCGATGGCACCGAAGGAAAAGGAGTTGGGCAACTCCCTGTTCCGTTGGTCCATGACCAAGTATTCCGATCCGCTCGGAACGAACAGCTCGGTCGCTGACGGCACCGCCGTGACCACCGGAGACGCGACCCACGTCACGACCAGCCGTCAGGAGGCTGCGAACTACGGGCAGGTGTTCCGCCGCAGCACCGGCGTTGGGTTCCTCGCCCAGGCACTGAGCAATGTTGCCGGTGTGGGCAAGGGCAACGAGTTGCAGTGGCAGACTGCCAAGCGCATGGTCGAGCTAAAGCGCGACATGGAGGCGGCGTTCCTGTCCACCGATCAAAACGCCCGCGTGGACAACGGCACCGTTGGTTACCTGACCAAGGGCATGGGTGAGTTTTTGGAGACCGACGGTGGGGCCGGTGGTCCTACTGGGACGCAGGTCGCCGTAGGCTACCGCACCCCGGCTGGTTCCGTGAACTCGACAGCGACGGCTTCGCTCACCGACACGAACTTGCAGGACGTGCTGACCTCCATTTACAACGAGGTGGGCACCGTGCAGTCGTATGATCTGCTCTGCGGCACCGCGCTGAAGCGTGCGTTCACCAACCTGACGCAGGCGAAGTCCACCACGACTGGCGGCACGAACACCTTCACCCAGCAGAGTGTTCGCACCTTCAATCAGGAGTTGGGCAACACCGTCTACAAAAACTCCATCGGGGTGTTTGAGGGCGACTTTGGAACGCTCAACATCGTTCCCGATAACTTCATCGGGGCAACCACGTCCGGCTCGTTTGTGGCGGCTCCGACCAAGGGCTACGTGATCGACTTCGATCTCGTTGCCGTGCGCTACGGCATGATGCCTCGCGTGAAGGATCTGCCCGATACCGGTGCCGGTCCCAACCGTGTGATCGAGGCGTTCGCCGGTTTGGTCGTCAAAAACCCGACGGGTCTGGCGAAGTTCAACTCCGCGACCTAGTCAGTTTCGTTCAGGGGGCGGGATCGAGTTTTTGATGTTCCTCGGTCTCGCCCCTCCGCACTCATGAGTATTTACGAGGGAATGTTGGCAGAGATGCCGGAGGACTTGGTCGATGGATTGATCAAGGAGATCCAGACCGGCTGGAACATGGAAGCGGTGTCCGCCGAGATCAACAACAAGCGTCTGGGTGTGGCGAACTCCGGTTCCCAACGGAATGCGATTGAGGGGTTGGGCAGGCTGCGGATGGAGATAAATCCGACTTCATTCCACTACTGGGGGCAGCGCCTGGGATACGACTGCTGGAAGGATCAGGCGTTTTTAAGGCGATACGAGCAACAGGTGCCCGAGTGTCGCGTCAACTGCGGAGGAACCCGATTGCAGGTGGGATACGGGTCGGCACCTACCAACACAAGATTTCGGAAAGTTTACTCATGAGTTTAAGCACGCAGACGTTTCCCATGCTGTTCGGTGCCGCGCAGGCATCGCATGTCAATGTGTCGGTCGGGACGACCAGCACGCAAATCCTGCCGGTGCTGGATCGCGCCAACGGGAAGCGATACCGCGTCCGTTTGGAAAACCACGGAACCAACCCCGTCGCGATCCGCGTTGGCGGCACTGCTACGTTTGGAACCGGCGGCGAGATCATCCTCGCCGGTGGTTCCGCAGCCAACGACGGCAAGGGCGGATTCATTGAATTGGATGGGTGTCAGGCGAACATCACCGGCATCACCGGCACCGGCACATCCAACGTCGGCGTGTTTTTCATCTCCGCCTAGCCATGCTGAAAAAACTCCTAGCCATCCTCATCGCGGCACTGCCCGTAGGGTGTAGTGCCGCCCAGCAGACGATCAACGTGGGCACCCCAGATGCGGGTAACGGTGACACGCTGCGCTCCGCCTTCGTCAAGGTGAACAGCAACTTCGACGAGGTTTACAGCCTTGCCGTCAGCAGGGCTGAGTCCTTTGGTGCGGTAGCCGATGACGGGCTGGATGACTATGCTGCCATCACCAACGCGCTGGCGACCATCGGGACGGTCTACCTTGGCCCAGGCCAATACGACACGTCGCTCAGGATCATGATGGGGTCCAACCAGCGTCTCATTGGAGCTGGCAAGGAGTTGACGACGCTGCGGCTCATGGATGGTTCGCCTGGTTATGCGTCGATATCGACCAACTCACCTCAGAGCAAGTATCATGTTATCCGATCGGAAGCACCCAGCACCAATATCACCGTTCGTGGACTCACCGTGGACGGTAACATGTCCAACCAGACCAACACAAACTGGGCTGTTCATTTTCCAGCGATTCCGACAAAACCCATAACCCTGTCCACTATAGCACTTGGTGGCGGCGCTTTGCAAATTGATGACGTGAAGGCGATTGGTTGGGGTGCAGGGTCACTGAATAACGAGATTGTTCCGCCTTCCACTAATTACAACTACAGCGAGGTGTTTCCGATTTTGATCAGCGATTGGGGAGTGGACCCTGCGCTAGTTGACAGCGGAGTGTTTCCACGCGGGCTTCAGTCGCGAATCACAGGATGCGAAGTCACCACGCCATGCTACGACTACAGTGACTACGATCTGACTTACCCCGGCGCAGACGCCAGCCTGATCGTTGCCCATATCAGCTACGGGAGTGCGATAGTGGAGAACAACTACATCCACGATATCGGGTTGACCGACACGATTGACGGCAGTGGCTGGAGCTCGGACGGGCAGTTGTTGGGAATCACGCTTTACGGCACCAACCTGATCGCCAGGGACAACCTCATCAAAAAATTCTATGGGTCGGCATTATGGTGCGGTGACACATGGACCAACCGGAATATCACATACGCGAACAATGTGATTGATGGTGCGCGGGTCGGATTCAGGTTTTATGAAAGCACGGCAAACGCTAGTTTTTTCAACGGCGTCACCATCACCGGCAATAGGTTCAGGAACTACGGAACAACCCCGTCGTCGTTTCGTCTGGTGTCGAAACTGCCACTGACAACAGGCAATGTTGTTCAGTCAGGCTTTGAGATTTCCGGTTATTTCAACATCTCAAATCTGGTCGTCATGGACAACGTGTTTGACATCAACAGTTGGACGAACACGCAAGCTGGGCCAACCGAAAAACAGGCAGTAATCGGAAACATCTACCCATACTCTGGAGCCAAATATTCCGAGTGGTCGTTTTTCAATAACTGGATGTCGGCGTTCTATGGTGGCGATCAGGTAAACAGCGCAACACGGGTTGATTGGTACAGCGACAACCTTGCCCTCAACCACAATCTCATAGCCTTTGGAAACAACAGGGACGCTGAGGGTGGGACGGTTTATATGCAAGACCGGAACGTGGCATACGATGCGTTCACAAACGTGTTTGACGACACGCTTACGGTGAAACAGTTGCCAGGTTCTAGGGTGGCCCGCCCTGCCGACGGGACACATACCATTTTCTACGACTCGGAAGACGACTATCTCAAATACAAAAAGGACACCGGCGGGCTGTATAAACTGGTCCATACCCAGCCGGACGGGAACACGTTCATTGATGGGCGGATCTCCATGCTGGGCAACCAGCCGGTGAAGTGGGGCAACGGG